CTCAATGGCGTCACTCAGGAAATGGACCGGCAAATCTCGAAAACACTCGCGCAAGGGCTCGCGGAAGGTCGAAACCCGCGACAACTCGCGCGGATTCTCGCGGATCGTGTCGAAAAGATCGGAATTACGCGCGCGCGCGTGATCGCGCGCACGGAGGTTATCGCGGCGCACGCCGACGCCACGCTCAATTCCTACCAAGAAGCGGGCATCGAGGGCGTCGAGGTCGAGGCCGAATGGATCACGGCCGGCGACGAGCTCGTGTGTAACTTGTGCGAGCCAATGGAGGGCCGGGTCTTTGAGATCGACGAAGCCCGTAATATGATCCCGCTCCATCCGAACTGTCGCTGCTCGTGGCGGCCGAAAGTGGTCGGGGGCAGCGGCGTAGTTCTCAACTGGATCGACCCGACAAGGAACGCGCATGCCTCGGCCGTCGAAAGGTGAAAGCGAGAACGACTTCGTCTCGCGTTGCGTTCCGATCGTGATCGACGAGGGCACCGCCGAGGATGGCGCACAAGCCGCGGCGATCTGTCACTCGATCTATCGCGAGTCGAAAGCGAACGTCGAGGTCCACCATCTACGCGTTCAATTCTCCGGCGCCGTTGCGATCCGCCGCGAACTTTTCAACGGCAAGATGCACACGGTCGTGCCCGCCGTGCTCGCTGTCGAGGGCGTGCTGAATGAGGCGCTGGTAACGGCCGACGAGCTCGGCAAATTCGCCGAAGCGTGGAACGGCCGGCCGATTCCGATCGCGCATCCCCAAGAGAACGGCAAGTACATCAGCGCGAACTTTCCGGACATTCTCGAGCGCACCGCGGGCACGGTTTTCGGCGCGCATATGGACGGCGATAGCCTCAAGGCGGAATTCTGGCTCGACGAGCAACGCATGGATTCGCTCGGCTTCGCGCCGCTTCTGGCCGCGATGCGCGAAGGCGAAATGATCGAACTTTCAACGGCCTACTTCGCCGACGATCTACTGACGCACGGCGAGTTCAAGGGCAAACCCTACAACCGCAAGCACGTGAACATTCGACCGGACCACGTTGCGCTCTTGCCAGGTGATACCGGCGCGTGCAGTATTGCGGACGGCTGCGGAGCTCCACGAGTGAACGACGAGCGCAAACCGATCGCGAACGCACTGTCGACGCTCATGCGGGCTCTCGGACTCAAGCCCAACGACTGCAACTGCCAGGAGCCGCCGACCATGAGCAACGTGAAAACCCTCGCCGCCGGCCTAGTCGCAATGATCGCGATGCTTCCCGCGGATCAGCAAGCCGAGATCAAAGCGAACATCGACACGGCCGAGCTCGAGAAAATGAGCGAGAAGCAACTGGCCGGTCTGTCGGCGTGGATCAAGGCAATCCAGAAGAACTACGGCGCCGATGGCAAAAAGAAAGAGGAGGAGGAGGCCGTGATGAAGGCGCAAGCCAAAGCGAAGGCCGAGGCCGACGCCGCAGCGGCAGCTTCCCAGGAACCGCTCACGCTCGGGAAGCTCCAAACGATGATCACGAGCGCAGTCACCACGGCATTGTCCGGCGATGCGATCAACGCCGCCGTTCGACGTGCATCACTCAAGTCCGAAGTGCTCGCGAACAAAGCGTGCGCATTCGGCGCTGCCGAGCTCGACGCCATGAGCGTCGAAACGCTCGACAAGTACGCGGCCTCGATCCGTCCCGTCGATTACAGCGGGGCCGCCGGCTTCCACGCGGCCGCGCATCGCGGCGCGGAAACGGAAATCGAGGAGCCGTTCGGCGGCGGCGCCTTGAGCCGTATCAAAGCCGCCGCCGCGAAGGCGCAGTAGTCCGGGCCAACTGAGGAGACGCACATGACGAGCGCAACGACCCCGAAAACCATCGTGCTGGCCGGCTGCGGCAATCGAATCGAGCGAGTAGCCGCCGCGGCGATCAAGCCCGGCATGCTCGTCGTCGTGGACGCGGCGAACAAGTACATCCCGCACAACGCGTCCGGCAATGTCGCGCAGCCGTGCTTCGCGCTCGAGTACGACCTCACGGGGCGCGGGATCGACGACGATTACTCGATCGACGACCAAGTTCTCGCCGAAGTTCTGCCGCAAGGCTCGTGGGTCTACGCGGTGCTCGCGGCGGGGCAAACGATCACGAAGGGCGAATCGCTCTCGAGCAACGGCGACGGCCGTGTGAAATCGGCCGCCAACACGGACTTTTTCGTGGGCACGGCGCTCGAGGACGTGACGACCACGGGATCGCCGGGCCGCGTGAAGATGGAAGTGTTCACGGGTCGCGATTCTTAGCGGCTGGCGTTTAGGCAAGCGAGGAGACAACGATGGGACCGAATGCACTTGTGGCCGCGATTGGATCGGCCCTCATGGTCAACGGCGCGCAAGTCGCGCTGTCCGCTCATGCGATCCGGATGCGGCAGCCGATCCTCGAGGACGACCTTTCGCGCGCCTACGTGCTCGTGCCCACGGGCCGACTGAGCGCCAACGGCAAGCCGCTTTTCCAGAAGCAATATTTCGGCGGCCCGGTCCACGTCAACGCGACCCTGCGCAAGGACGAGTGGGTACGCGTGGACGACAACGTCATCGAAAGCTACCGCGAGCGGCTCGTCGCGGTGCAGGACGCGATCACGGCCGGGCTCACGTTCAACGTGGGCGGCTTGGGCGTGATCATCTCCGAGTGGGAAAAGAGCTCGGAAATCACCGACGCTGAAATCACAATGGACGGCGAAAGCCAGGCCGAGGGCGACCGGCAATTGTTCGACCTCGATGGCGTGCCGATCCCCGTGATTCAGAAGCCGTTCCGGATCGGTGAGCGCGTGCTCCTCGCTTCGCGCACCCGTGGCTCGGCGCTCGACGTCACGACCGGCACCGAAGCGGCCCGAGCGGTCGCGCGCACGAATGAGCGGCTGTTGTTCTACGGGACGACGCTCGGCGCCTCGCCTTCCGCGGGCAACGTCTACCGGATCTACGGCTTCACGACGTTCCCGGGCCGCGCCACGCTCACCGTGGGCGATTGGTCCGACCCGACGTACACGCCGGAGGAAATTCTCGACGACATTTTGAACATGGTCCGCGTGCTCGAGACTCAGCACCGACGCTACGGCCCGTTCAATCTGTACATCCCCGGCGACGTTGCGTGGCGCTTCCGGCAGGACTTCAAGCAGTTCGGCGACCGCACGCTCATGGAGCGCGTGCTCGCGGAGGATTCGATCCGCGCGATTCGCATCGCCGACGCGCTCGAGGCCACGGACGCGGTTATGGTCCAGATGACCTCGGACACGTTCGACCTCGCGATGGCATCCGACGTGACGACGATTCAGTGGGCGAGCCCGAGCGGATGGACGAACTACTTTCAAGTATTCAACGCGATGGCGCCCCGGCTGAAAAACGACTACGACGGCCGCACGGGCATCCTGCACGCGACGCTCGGCACGTAGGCCAAGGCTAGTCGCCGAAGCACGGATTTCTGCGATAGCATCGAAGGGCCGGAGCGTGCGCGTAGCGTCCGGCCCTTCGTTTACACGCGCCGGGAGAATCCGATGCACGTGAGAGTCGCCAACGGCCGATACAACCGGCAGGAAATCCACGACGGCGTCCGCCGTCTCGTCACGTATCACGTGGGCCAAGAGCTCGAGGTAAGCGACGCGGTCTACGCCGCCTACAAAGACAAGTTCGAAGCCTGGGAGCCGGCGGCAGCGCCAGGGGCGAAAGTGGGCGAAAGTGGGGAGCTCCCCTTGGGCGCAAATGGGTCGGGCCCGCTCGCCGAAAATGGCGCGGCGAGATCCGGAGAAGCCGAAGTGCTCGGCCCCGGCGATGAAGGCCCCACGCCGATCAAGCCACGGAAGCGCCGGCTACCGAAACCGAAAACCGACGAGCCGCCCGCGGCAGCGTAGGGCGCAAATGGGTAATTCCGGGCAATGACGATCGAAGCCCCGACAGTCGATGAGGTCCGCGCGATCGTCGCGACCTCGCTCGATGACTACACGATCCAGGCGCTTATCGACGACGCGTTGCTCATGCTCGAGGGCCTCGCGTGCGTGGAGGAGGCGAGCCCGGAAAAGCAGAAGGCGATCGTCAAATACGTCGTCGCCGATATGATCGCCGGCACCATCGCGACCTCGGGCGCGGGCCAAGTGACGTCGAAGAAATTGGGCGACGCGTCCGAAAGCTACGCGACGAACACCGAGGCCGGCACGTTCGGCAAGTCGAGCTATTGGCGGCAAGCCCTCATGCTCGCGCCGTGCCTGCACACGCTCGGGCGCCGCTCCGCGTTCTTTGAGAAAGTCTAGGAGGAGCCAATGCATCGGAAACGCATAATTTATGCAATCGCCGCCGCGGTGCTCATGATCGCGAGCCTCGCCGCTCGCGCCGACGTCAAGACGTTCACGTGGATCGCGCCGACCCAATACGAGGATGGCTCTGCGCTCGCGCCCCAAGATATCCTCGGTTATCGGCTCGTGTGCGCGCCCTCGGGAAGCGATGGCGCCGTTCCGGCGCTGCCGACGTCGTTCGCCAAAGACTTCCCGCCCGGTACCTATACTTGCACGCTTGCGACTCGAGCTCTCAACGGGCAGGAAAGCGTGCCGAGCAACGCCGTGGTTTTTACGGTGCCGGAGCCACCCCCGCCCCCGCCCCCGAGACCAAACCCTCCGGTTTTGTCCGTCGACTAGTGTGGCGGCTCCGGCGTTTCATCAGGCGAGTGTTCAACGCATAACCCATGCCCGCCCCGGCCTACGCGCGAAACATGTACCAGGCGGCAACGTACTGGCCGCCCGGTTCGAACGACGGCTTCGGCGGCGTGCAGTACGGCCCGCCGGAGCCGCGGCTCTGCCGCTGGCAGGATAAGGCCGTGCTGTTCCGTGACGCGCAAGGCCGCGAGGCGACGAGCGAGTCGATCGTCTACGTTGCGACGCCGGTCGCGATCGGCGGCCGGCTCATGCTCGGGGAGTCGCTCGAGCTCTTACCGCCCGAGGAGGCGATAGAAGTCCGCCAGATCGACGTCTCGCCGGACCTCGGGAACACCGAGGAGCTACACAAGGCGTACCTATGACCGATCGCGTCGAGGGCCTAAGCGAAGTGTTGGCGAACCTCAACAACGCCGTGAACGAAATCGAGAAGCGCACGGCCGCTGGCTTGCTCGAGGCCGGCCTGCATCTTGAGCGTCGTTCGAAGGCGCTCGTGCCGGTCGATACGGGAAACCTCCGTGCCTCGGGATACACGCGCCGAAGCGCCGAGCTCGAGGTCGAGGTCGGCTACCAGGCAAGCTACGCCGTGTTCGTTCACGAGAACCTCGAGGCGAAGCACACGAACGGCCAGGCCAAGTTCCTCGAGCAACCGCTGCGCGAGGACGCGGCGCTCATGCTCGAGATAATCGCGCGGCGCGCGCGCGTGGACGCGTCCGCATGAGGGCCGGCGACTGGTTCGTGCTTGTGTCGATCCTTTGGGTCGTGCTTCTGATCGTGGGCTCGGTCGTGATCGGCAAACACTTGCGCACGCTCACGCGGCAGGAACGGGACGATGAGCCCCGCCGTTGAGCTCGCGCAGCATTTGGCGGCCGAAGGCGTCACGGGCGCGTTCGGCGGTGATAGCTCGTGGTCCGTTCACGTGAGCCGCGAGCCCGTGGAGCCGTCCGACGTGGTAACGCTCTACGATACGACCGGCCGCGATCCGGTCGACGTCGACGAGCAACTCAGGCGCCCCGGCATCCAAGTGCGCACGCGTTCTCTCGATTATCAGGACGGCTACGCCAGGCAGCAGGCGATCTTCGAGGAGCTCGCGCTCCCGACCTCGCGGCAGATCGGCGCGCATTGGTACGTGTCCATAGGGCTCGTCGGTGATATTCTCTCGATCGGGCGAGACGATCGGGACCGCTTTTTGATGACCGCCAACTACCAGATCGAACGGCAACCAGCTTAGGAGACGGCAATGGCAGGCGAGAAAGGCTACAACGGACGCGAGCTCCGAATCGTGCGCGCGGGCATTGTGCTCGCACAAGTGCAAACGAAATCGGTGCCGCACATTCGCGAGCCCGTGGACGTGACCACGGACGACGACGACGGCTGGCGCCGCTTGCTCGACTTCCCCGGCCGGCGCGCGATCGACGTCACGGTCGAAGGCGTCACCACGATCAACAACCGGCAATTTCTCGAGGACGATTGGCTCGGGAACGTGATGACCGATATCGAAATCCATCACCCGGACGGCACGGTCGAAGTCGCGCAGGACGGCTTTTTCTTGTCGGCGCTCGAGTTCTCCGGCGAGGAGGACGGCCACGTGCCGTTCACCGCGACGTACCAGTCGAGCGGCGCAATTGACGTGATCGAAGGCACCTAAACGCCGTGGCGCTGCGCCGATCCGTAACGCTCGAGATTGCCGGGCACGAAATCTCGCTCGACGTCACGAACCGCGTCGTCTACGTGCTCGACGAGGTTTACGGCGAGAACCTCGAGTACGTGATCGGCGTCGAGCTCGCGCTGCCGATGCGCTGGAAGCGATCGAAAATTGCCGAGTGCATCGCCGACATAATCGCCGTGGCGCCTGCCGCGTCGAAGCTCCAGCTCAAGCGGCGCGAGGTTCTCGATTGGGTCATCGGCGCTTCACCCGAGGAGCTCAAAAAATACGTCGGCGTGCTGCAAGCGTTGGCGCTCAGTTGCCTACGGGCCGAGGATGGCAGCGGCAACCCGCGGATCTCGGACGAGGAATTCCAAACGATCGTGAGCGGAGGCGACCTGAAGCCGCGCGGCGGCAACGGCTTGGACACGACCGAAAAAAAAGACCCCGCGCCCGGTTCATCGATGCCTGCTACGACCTCGCCGTAACGCGTTGGGGCGTCGCGCCCTCGGAGTTTTGGGCTATGTCGCCTCAAGAGTTCTGGCGGTTTTTCGAGGCGCACAAGCCGCAACCGACGCAACCGCAGGGTAAGCTCGCCGGCATGAGTCGCGACACGTTCGAGCGGCTCGTCGCGAATCTACACGACCCGGCCTGGGGCAAGCCGAACAAGGAACACGCGAGTGGCCGACCTCAGTAACCTCGGCGGCCTTTTCGTCACGCTCGGGGCCAAGACCGAGCAGTTGCAGCGCGACCTCGATAAAGCGCAGCAAAAGCTCCAAGACACCGAGACGTCGATGCGGTCCGTTATCAATTCGGCCGCGAAGCTCGGCATCGCCGCCGTAGCCGCGGGCGCGGCGATCGTCACGGGCCTTGTCGCTTCGGGCCTCGAGGCGATCGACAACCAATACGAACTCGCGCGATCTATGGATGCGACGATCGACGGGCTCCGGGCGCTGCAATTAGCGGCCAAGGATGCCGGCGTCGAGGAGGAGGCGCTCGCGCAAGCGGCTCGAGCTCTCAACGCTCGGCTCGGCGAGGCGCAGCGGCAGGGCGGCGAAGCGCGCGACGTGTTGCGGGCTCTCGGGCTCTCGGCCGCCGAGCTCTCGCGCATGGACGTCGACAAGCGATTCGCGGCGATTGCGGATCGCGTGCGCGAGCTCGGGCTCTCGAGCGCGCAAACGGGCGACGTGCTCCGGACTCTCGGCATTCGATCGTTGCAGATGGTCGAGTTCATGCAATCGGGCGGCGATGCCGTGCGCGGCGCGCGCCTCGAGATCGAGGAGTTCGGGCTTTCGATCAGCGAGGTCGACGCCGCGAAAGTGGAAGCGGCCAAGGAGGCGCTCGAGCGCGTGGGCCTCGTGCTCGAGTCCGTGCGCAATGAGCTCACCATCGCGCTTGCGCCGATCCTCGAGGAGCTCGCGACACGGTTCAACAATCTCGTGAAGGCGAACGGCGGCTTCGCCGAATCGCTGCAAAGCGTGATCGCGGGCGGCATCCGCGGCTTCGGCAAGATGGCCGACACCGCGCGCGGGCTCCACGTCGTGCTCAAGGGCGCGGAACTCATCGGCGTCGGCTTCGGCTCGGCCATGCTCACCGTGTTCGACCTCGTGATCCAAGGCTTCGTCGGCCTCGACAACGCGATCGCGAAGGGCACGAATTCCATGATCGAGCAACTAAACAAGTTGCCGGGCGTGGACATTCTGCCGGTCGAGCTCACCGATCCCGAGTCGGGATTCGCTGGCGCGCTCCGGCGCATGGCCGACGAGTCGCGCGATCGCGTGGGGGCGATCCGCGCGGAGCTCCACGAGCTCGCCATGACGCCAATGCCGAGCGAGAACATCGAGGAGTTCTTCACCGCCGTGCAGGCGCGCGCGGAGGAGGCCGCGCAAGCGACGGTCGCGGCCCGGAACGAAATCGCGGCCGGAGCCGGCGCCGAGGACTTCGCCGTCGAGGAGGACCCGACGTTCGAGCGATTGAAACAGCGGCAGGCCGAGCAACTCGCCGCCATGAAAGAGTTCGCGATGACGGAGCTCGAGCTCGAGATGAAAGCGCACATGGATCGGCTGGCCGCGCTCGAGAACGCAATCGTCGCCGAGCAACTCACCGAGGCCGAGGCCAACAAAATATCGGAGGCGATCGAGCAGGCGCACCAGGACGAACTTACCCGGATCATCGAGGAGGGCGCGCTCACGCGCGACACGTTCGAGGCGGCGAATCTGAAACAGCGCGTGGCGCTCGTGTCTCGCGAGCTCGCCAACATCACGGGCGGCGTGGCGCAACACTCGCGCGCGATGTTCGAGCTCAACAAAGCGGCCGGCATCGCCAACGCGATCATCGCCACGCATCAAGGCGCCGCGGAGGCGCTCAAGCTCGGCCCGATCATCGGCCCGGCGCTCGCGGCCGCGCAGATTGCAGCGGGTTTTGCGCAAGTGAACGCGATCCGCTCGCAATCGTTCGGGGGTAAGGGCGGCGCCGCCCCTTCGCTGGCCGGCGGGACTCCGGCGAGCCCGGTCACGCCGGTCTCGGGCGCCGTGCCGGGATCACCCGGCGGTGGAGCTCCGCGGCAATCGATCTTTGTCGAAGGGCTCGGCGAGGATCAGCTATTCAGCGGCAAAACCGTTCGCGCGTTGCTCAAGCGGCTGCAAGAAGCCGCGGACGACGGCGCCACGCTCGTGTTCGAGTAGGCCGTGGCGATCACCGTCAACAATCCGCGCATCGGCTGGCACACACTCGCGGTCGCCGGCACGCTCTCGGCCGATTCAGAGCAGGCCGACTTCCCGGCGTTGAATCTCGCAAACCCGGCCACGTATCTACAGTGGCGCGCCGCCGAGAACATCGAGCAATCGCTCACGATCAGCCTCCCGACGCCGCAAGCGATCAACTACGTCGGCGTCTACGGCCACAATTGGGGCAGCCTCGGGACCACGGTGCGCCTCGAGTATTCAACGGACGGCGGCGTCGTGTGGCTCCCGGCTTCGCCGCCGACGATCCCCGACCTCGAGGACCGCGTGTTCTTCCGCGAGTTCACCGAAGTCGTGGCCGCCAATTTCCGCGTGCGCCTGATCCCCTCGGGCGATCTTTACGACAACCCGCCGGAGGCTTCGGTGCTGTACATCGGGCGTGTGCTCACGATCCCGCGGCGCGTGTACGTGGGGCACGAACCGATGACGCTCGCGCGCTCGGCGAACGTCTCGACGGGCTTTTCCGAGAACGGGCAATTCCTCGGGCGCGTGTTGCTCTCGATCGCGCTCGAATCGAGCGTCTCGATCCCGAACCTCGACCCGGACTTCGTGCGCGACGAGCTCGACCCGTTCATTCGCACGGGCATCGGACGGCCGTTCTTTTGGGCGTGGAGGCCCGGCCGCTACCAGGAGGAGGTTACGCTCGCCTGGTTCACGCGCGAGGCGCCGAAGCCCTCGAACCAAAAAGAGAACGGCACAATGTCCGTGGCGTGGTCGATGCGCGGCGTAACGCAACCGCCGCACTTGCGCTGATCGCCGATGCCGACGCTCGTCATATCGTCCGACGTCGTTCTCGGGCTCCCCGAGTTCCCGGCGATCGACGCGCGGCCCATTGTCTCGGTGATCGAGTTCGACGTCCCGCGGTGCGTGCTCACGTATGGCGTGGCGCCGTGCCAGGCCGCCCTCGGGATCACGGGCACGAAAAAGTGCTACAACAGCCGGACCACGTGCCAGGACCTTGCGAACTACACACCCGAGCTATTCACGTTCCGGTTCACGCGCTCGAGCGCGCAGATTCACCGCGATGACGGCAACGACATCATTCCGAGCGTGACCGTCGTCCGCACGACGCCGCAATTGCTCGCGCCGGGCGTCAACATGGGCCAGCGCGAAAGTGTCACGGTTACGTTCGAGGATCACCCGCACAGCGATGCGGGCTTCGATAAGTACCTCGAGGAGCGGCCCTTCGATCCGTTCGCGCAGGGCACGTTTTGGGGCAAGTTCCGCTCGCGCTACCGATCG